GTAAACATATCTATTTGTTTCTCCATTTTTAAGATGCTTAAATTTTTCTTCGGCAGAAACACCCGAACCACATTTTCCACAATATAAGAGTCTTGTAAAGGCAAAGTCTTTTGTTCCTGGGTGTCGTTTATATGGTTTTTCTAATTTCTCTCTTACTTTTAAATACAAACTTCTTGTTATTATGGGTTCGTGCTTTCCTTGATACCACTTCCCACTTCTAATTGGATATTCAAATTCCCCATAATAAAATGGATCATCTAACATCCTATAAACCATGCTCATGGTTATTTTTTTATTATTTCTTGTTCTAAAACCCATCTCTTCATTTAACCAATCATACAAGGCTCTTCCTTTATATCCTTCATAAGCTACTTTTTGATATGATTCTTTTATTAAATTTGCCCTTTCTGTATCAATTATTATATTTTTCTCTCCTTTCCTTGCTAGTCTGTCATGTAAGTATCCAAGCGGTGCTACTCCTGGTCTCCACCCCATCTGACACTTTGCTCTTAGTCCCCTTTTTACATTTTCTCCTTTGTGGTCATTCTCAAGCTTTGCCTGACTTCCTAAAATCATAAGTAAAAATTTCTCATTTGGATTATTTGTAAAACTTTGACTATGTGTTTTTATCTCCACTATATGACCTTGGTCTATTAAATCTACCACTGACCCTAAATCTCCTGCATTTCTACTTAGCCTGTCTGGATCCCAGCATAATATTCCATTAAACTCTCCTTTTTTAATATCCATTAAGAGCTGATTAAAAACTGGTCTTTGTCCTGAATCTTTGGCTGAGTGACTTTCCTTTCGTACTTCTATTATATTTAAGTTTTTAGCCTGAGCTAACTCAATCATCTCATTTATCTGCGAATCAATTGATAATGCTTGTAACTCATCTGATTCTGTACTTTTTCTCGCATAGAGACAGTATCTAACCTCTAGAGCCTCCTCAACCTCCATATTTTGTCCATAGGTGCGTGTTTGAGTTAATGTTTGTGTTTCCATACTTTGTTATTTAAAAATTATCTACTACTATGAATGACACGTCCCATCCCTGTCGTCTAGTGTAGAAGTAGACAAACTGTTGGTAACTCCACTTCACTTATATATTGAAATCTGCTACTATATGAATACAATTAAAGTAATACTCCCAGTGAGTACCACCTAACCCTTAAAGTTAATCTCTAAGGTATGGTGGAAAAAAGATATTCTACATTGAAACGGTCTTCCCGACCGGTAGTTGTAGAATATCTCTATATTCGAAAGATTATAGTGGCGTCTCCGTGAGGATTCGTCAGCCGGCTCGGGGGACCTTTTTTGTTTTTTCAAGTTCGGCTAACAAAGGTCGGATTTTTTTAATTAATATTTAATAAATAAAATATGGAAAATGAAAAAAATATTAAACCATGGTACAAAAAAACATGGTTTATAATAGTTGCTGTCCTTGTTATCTTTTACATAATAGGTACTTTTTCTGAAACACCAATCAATACAACAAGCAATGCACCAAAAGAAAAGAAAACAGATGATAAAGTTGTGGTTGAAAAAGTTGAAGAACCAATGTTAAAAGTTACAGCTCAACAACTAGTTGATGCATATTCAGATAATGAAGTATCAGCTGGACAAAAATATGAAGATAAAATAATAGAAGTTACAGGAATCGTAGATTCAATAGGCAAAGATATTTTAGAAGCCCCTTATGTAACTTTAAAAGCTGGTGGAGAATATTCAATAACAAAAGTTCAATGCATGTTTAAAAAAACAGAAGAGAACGTACTTGCTGAACTTTCAAAAAATCAAAAAGTTGTTTTAACAGGTAAAGTAAAAAGCAAATTAATGAATGTATTACTTAGAGATTGTAAAGTTGTAAATTAAAGAACCATAATATAATCTGAAGCCAAGTGTAATTTATTGTCTTCTTGTATTATTTTATTTAGAGCAATGGTAAATGCATCTACTAAATCATCATGTTTTTCTACACCAAAATGAACCAGTTGGTTAGTTAATAACTCACAGCCATGTTTAGGGAATACAACCGTACCAGTTTGTATAAGATGGCTTATAGAGCATAGTCTAGCTCTTTTATCGGTGAAGACAGAAATACCTTCTGCAGGAACTCTAAACCTATCAAGTTCTTGTATTACAGATTTTTGATATCCAACATCTTCAACAAAAAACATAGGGGTATAATTTTTGTTAACCATATAAGTTTCGTACATTTGTCTAATAGTTTCCAATGTTTCATGATGTGTCATTCTTTTATTAATTGGATTTGGTAAAACATAAATTTTTAATTTATCACCATAACCGTGAACTTGTATAGAAACCATAGATGTATAGTCAGCAGAACTTTTTTGTGATATTGCAAGATCAACACCTATCGCAGTTTTTCTATAATTATTATTTTTTATAGTTGGCAATTCATCGTAATATTTAATCCATTCTCTGTGAATGACTTGAGTTTCTTCCGGTACAATTCTTAACATATACTCCCTTAACCAAGATATTTCATTAGATATCTTTCCTTTCTCTTTTTCAATTTCATTCATATTACTAAATTTACCTTGCCACATAATATTTTCATCATCATCTATTATTGGAATAAATTTATATACACCATCTAATTGTTTATCTTTCATTTTATTAATTAAACTCACTAACAAACAATCTTCGTGTAATAAATTTCCGATAAATATAAGTCTGGTATTTTTATCTCCAGCTGGAATTACTTCACCAGCAATCCATTTTTTTACTTTATCTCTCCCCTCCTTTGTTTTTACAGAATCTAAATCTTCTACGTCGTCACAAATAATTAGATCAGGTCTATATTGCATATGTCTCATGCCACGTATTGTTTGTTCCATTGATACACAAATTATTTTTGCGTTATACCAAGGTAATAATAACGAATATGACCCCCATTCATCAGATTGTTCTTTAAATGGTCCTAAATCATTACGTAATAAGGTGTTGTTTTCCAACTCTTTTTTAATGTTGTTTAAAAGTTGTTTAGCTTGTCTTTGTGTTCTCCCAAGTATCACAACAAACTTTTTCTTTTGTTTTCCTGTTATTGCCCACAAAGGATATGACAAAGTGAAAATAGTTGATTTTCCTGAACCTCTAAATGCAACGATTGCTATTTGCTCAATACTTTCATCTTCACTTATATCAAATAGATCGTGATGAAATTTAGCGGCTTCATACGTTATATAATGGTGAAAGTAAATGCTAAAGAATAACTTATGGTACATTCTAGCTATAGCTACCCTTGTTATTCTTGTATTTAATATTTTATCCAACATATTTTTATTCTTTATCAGCTCCCTCAATTTCTTGAGGGAGAATGTTATATAATTTAAGTGATTTAGTTACTTCATCTTTTTGTTCATCAGACAATTCATCTATAGCTAATCTAACTCTGCCTTTTAATTCATATTTACTAGCATAATCTTTGTGATGACTTTTAAGCCAAAACATTACTGCTCTTAATTTGCCATTTTTAATAAGAGTTATTAATTGCGATTCAGCTAAGTCACTTACAACTTCTTTACTCTCTTCCCTTGCCTTTTCAATATCATCTGAAAATTTCTTATCTTCACTCTTCCATCTATAGAAAGTTGATCTAGCTATACCCGCTTTGCGACAAGCCAATTCCACAATTGGATTTTCTTGAACTAATTTTATTAGTTCTTTTTTGTTTTCTTCATTCATAGTTTTATTCTTTAATTAACTTAGCTTTTTCTCCTGTTAATTTTTCCCATCTATTTCTAATTACTTCAGCATATATAGGAGATTTTTCCATTAAATAACAACGCCTTTTCATTTTATGTGAAGCTATTAAAGTACTACCACTTCCTCCAAAGGGTTCTACTATCAAGTCTCCTCTTTTAGTTAATATTTTTATATATGGAATTAAAATTTCAAGTGGCTTTGTTCCAAATATTATTCCTTGACCAGAAGATTTTTCGTCCGCAGCTTTATATTCAATAAAGTCTGTTGGAGAATATTTCTTTCCTTTTTTATATGATTCCCAGTGTGGTTTTCCAGAAATTGCATACAAAGCTGTTTCATATTCATTTTGCAATAATTCTTCTTCCTCTTTCATATTAAATTCATTGCTATGTTGTTCTGAAGTACCAACCATAGCAATATCATGTTTTGAAAATAACCTATATTTACCGGCAAATCCTTGACTTCTATTCTTCAAATGCCATACAATCATATTTTTTACTTTCCAATATTTTTCCATCTCACCCCAAATAGTACGAATATTTTTCCAATTTTCGTAAATGATTATACTAAAATCATCTTTTTGAATTTTAGAAATATTACCAATCCATTTTTCACTAAAATCTTCAGGTAAAACATCTGTTTCTAAGTATCTACGATTACGTTTTGCACCAAAACCAGTTGTAGCATCACCTTTACGCTTACCAGCTTTTAAATAATCTAGAATATATGGAGGATCAGTTAAACACATATCCGCTTGCTCATCACCCATTAGTTTAAGCATTTCTTTTTCAACAGTGCTATCACCACACATCATTTTTGATTCACCTAATTGCCAAACTTGCCCTTTCTGTATCTCAATTTTCTTTATGTTTAATTTATTAAGTTCTTTTTGCAAGTCAAATTGTTCTGGCTCTGATTCAATTTCAAATATCTCATCAAGTTCTTCACTATTAAAACCAATGTCTGATAAAATATTCTCATCAAATTCTTTTAAAAGATTATAATTCCATTGACCAACGTTTTTGTTTAATCTTACAACCAACTCCCTTTCCTTTTTTAGATTTACAATGTTTATGTACACAACTGGAACGATTTTTATTCCCATCTCTTTTAAAATAGTTAGACGGAAATTTCCTCCAAGAACAATGTTCTCTCTACTTGGTGCAGAGTTCAATATTAAAGGATCGACTATGCCAAAGCGTTTGACGCTTTCCTTTAATTGATCTGTCGCCTCTTTAGACCAAAGGCGTGGGTTTTGTTCGTATAGTTTTAATTCCTCGACAGGAACATACTCAATCTTGAGATTTGTTTCTTGTTTCATAATTTTCATTATGTTAGTAAATTAAAAAAACGCATGAAAGACATGTGTTTTGTATAATTATTATATATAGTAAAAAATTAACTTCCAAATCTCTAAATTTTAAAGGTTATTTTCTTGGCTAATATAAGCTAAATTTATCTGTTGATAAAATATTACCCCCCGACATTATAAAAATTCATTATTTTAATTGACCTTATTTTTTTAATCATATATTATTAATATTATAAATAATTAAAATAATTAAAATGGATTACGAAATATATCACGATGAATCAAAACGTTCTGGATATTGGCATGGTATATTATTAGTTCCTGTTAATAGAAAAAAACAACTACTAGTATATTTAGAAGAAATAAGAAAATTAACTGAATATAAAGAAGCTCTAAGCCTTAAAAAAGTTAAAAAAAATACTGGTAAAATATATAATTGTTCTCGTGCGTGGGTACAACTTTTAGCAAGCTCATTAATACAACAAAAATTTAAAAAAGACATCATCTATGTAGGTAAAAAATATATAGATAATAAACTAAAAAATTTAGAAGTCATTTTTTCTAAACCTATAGGATGCAAATTTATTTTATTTCGTGAAAAAGATGATCATTCTAAAATGGATTTTTTAAAAGAATATGCTAGTAAAATAGAAACGACTTTCAGGATTGGTCTTAAAGGCGGTTTGCATTTATTAGGTAGCGAAGAATCACCTATTAACATAACAAAAATACATTTTGATGGGTGTGAACACCTTAAACGCAATGTTGATAAAAACAGAATATTAAAAAGGATGGATGGGCTAAGAAAATATTGCAGTTTTAATGATTTTAATAATATTATAGATGATAGGACTAGTAATCACGGAAAAGAAAATAGCCAACATTACAACGATTGTCAATTATTGCAATTAACAGATTTAGCAGTTGGCACTTTTAGAACAATATTAGGAGAACAGACTAGAGAAGAACATTACCAGATTGCACACCCTATTAATGAACTCATAGAAAGATATTGTACTGGATATAAAAGAATGTCTAATAGTAGATGGTTCAAAGGTTTTTGTATGAGTAGCTGTTATATTGAAAATGAAAATTGGAATTTTGAAACATTAACTCCTTTAGCTGAAGAAACAAAAACTACACAGCTAAATTTTAACTTTTAGAATAAAATACATGTTTAGTTAAAAGACATAGACAAAATATAATGATATTGTCCCACATGTCCTGTCCTGCTCTAAAAAGGTCTAAAATTAGCCTATACCGACCCCCGTCCCGAGACACTCCCCTTTCCTTCCAAAGCTTCCCTCAACACACTGTAATTTTATGGGTTCTTAATCGACGTGGGGAGCATCATAGTACGTTGCGACGTATTTTCGGCTAAACAAAAATTCCTACCATATCTAACAGGAATTTTTTAATATATTTCTTAATTTTACTTCTTCAATTTGTAATAACTAGCCCTCGCTTCGCCAAACCTTTCTATCAAATCCATACCAATCAACTTCCTAAAATCTAAATTACGAGTTGCTTTTTTACGAGGTGTTAATTTTTCATAATCAGGGTCTTTAATATATCCATTCTTTTCTATAAACCTCAATATCTTTTTATGATATTCTTTTAATTCTGTATTTGGATTAAAACTATCTTTTTCAATCTCTTTACTAACTCGTAGCAATTCATCAATAATCCCATCTGTAAAATATTCAAGCCACAGAGTAAACTCAATTTTATTTTCTAAATCATAGTAATTACCTCTTTCCCCTACTCTTTTAAAATATTTAGATATACTTTTATTATAATAATTCTCAAAACTAAATAAATTAAAAGTATCCAATCCCATTTTTGCTAGTAAAACTTTTGTGGTTAATCTTACAGTTCTTCCATTTCCATCTATAAAAGGATGAATGATAACAAATTGTTTATGAAA